GCCTTCGTCGCCCTGCTCAGTCAGACGCTGTCCGATATCGAAGTCAAGATAAAGAACGGTTACCCGCGTGATCGCAAACCGTCTGATGAAACGGATCCGCTGCCGGCCATTGTCACGGGCCGCGTGCTGACAGACGAAGAGCGTGACGAGATCCTCAAGAAGGTTGGAGAAGCTGCGTGAACGATGACGCAATCAAATTGCGGGAGGCTCTGTTCGCAGCAGAGCCTTTCCTCACTTACATGCTGGCCGAGGGCGAAGCTCCGAGGAACAACAAGCTCCTGCGCGAAGCATTGACCATGGTCCGTGGTGCGTTGGACATGGACCCGCCCAAGCCAGAACCAAAGGAAAAATATTACGAGGCCGAAGACCTGCTCGATGATCGGATCGTGGTCGTGGGTTACAAAGAACACGACGACGGGTCGGCGACAGTTGAATTGGATCTCGGCATCGATGCCGCAAAACTGTTGCTACACATAGGTTTTTCGGCACTCATCAAAGGGATGACGGAAACAAAATGACGATGACAAAGATCCGACGCCAGATGCGAAACATGATTCGCAAGGTTGTCGATAACACAGATCAGTACACAACAGGCCACCCTCTGAGGATCATGACGGAGTATCAGGATGACCGTGGATCGTGGCTCTATGTCTCATTCGAAGACATGGACGACTGCGCCCTTACCCCCTATTCTTTTACGGCTTACAGCCGCATCGATGACAGGGGTATGTACCTTGAAGAGATGGACGCAGAGATCTTTGAGAAGGCTTATGCGAGAGCGACAGGTTTCCGCATCGTCCTCAACGAAGTTCACGAAGAACCTTCTCCGATACGTAAAAAACAAAACAACACAATCGCCGCCGCTCAAACGTACTGGCAAAAAAGACAAACGCCTGTCCGACTCAGAGTTATACGTGGATCACGAGATACCGTGGATGTGGATCAAGAAAGGACCTGACGATGCCGATTGAGAAAGCAACTCTCATTGATACCCTGATCGACGCTGCGGAGTTTGCGGCCGAGGTCTTGGAAAACTATGCCGATGTCGAGGATGGGGATGACGGAGTCCCCATACCTAACCGCGCTATGCTCGCTTACAGCGATCTCGAAAGAGCATTAGAGATCTTCCGCTTCCATCGCAGGGAGGAGGAAGAAAGAACCAAGATGGGGACACGATTCTGATGGGCTGGAATTACAGAGTCATGCGACACAAGAGCGCACAGGGACAGGTCTGGTTGGGCATCCACGAGGCCTACTACAACGACGAGGGGGAGGTCACGGCATGGACCGATGAACCCTCTCAGCCCTGCGGGGAGACGATGGAGGAGCTGAAGAACGATCTGGATCGGATGCTCCGGGCCACCGACTATCCGGTCATTGATGTTCCACACGAGCCGGTTAAAGATAGGGGATGCGGCAATGACTAAGGAACCCACCCCCATGTCCGATGACTTCGACGACTTCGATGAGGATCCGGTGAAGTGCCGGGAGGCTCAGTTTGCAGACGCCCTCGTGGACTTGTCCCGAGCCGTCGATCTCTCCCGTAACGACGAGGCCAGAAGCCTTCTGCTCAAGGCCATGGATTCCTTGGTTTACCAACTCAACCCGCCACGCGGGGAGCTGAAGCCCGTTAGAAAGTAAACGCCATGTACACTAGACCGTGGACGGAGGAAGAAAGAGCCGTCCTCCAAAAGAACGCGCTCGCCGGCATGTCGGCGAATCAGGTCGCCTATCTTTTGAAGCGCAGCAAGGGGTCCGTCTTGGGCTTCGCTCACAGACAGTTTGGAGGGTACGAAATGATCAGTTCCAAACCCCCCAAGCCCATGAAGGAGCCGAAGCCGAAGGCCCCGCGCAAGGACGGGCTTAGCCCGTCTGGCCGGTCTACCAAGCGCCTGGAACCGGAGGTCGTCCAGGCCCTGTTCCCAGAGCCGCCGCCCCTTTTGAATCAGCCCCCTGTTAAGATGATGTCGGCCGGCCGATTCCAGTGCCGGTTCATCGTCAGCAACGAGCCGAAGGATCCGAACCCGTGGATGTGCGGGGCGCCGGTCAAAGGAACATCAAGCTGGTGTCCTTATCACCACCGCATCGTCCTTGTCCCGTTCTCCTCGATGAAGAAGGTTAAGACATGAACGAAGAAGAGATGAAGGACCTGCTCAAAAACTGGGGCGACGAGTTCGAAACAGTCGAGGAGTTCACGAACGAGATCCCGCCCACCTTGCAGGGCGTGCTCGACATCATGCTGGAGGTGGCCGAGAGCCGGGGCTTCTTGGTCCCCGATGTCTTCCGCCAGATCGTGATGTTCCTATCCTACACCAACTGCCACCTGTGCGCCGATGTCCTGAATCTCGACAAGACCGAGTACCTTCGCATGTGCGAGATCAGCTACGACGCCTTCGTCAACATGACCGCAACCCATGAAACGAGTGACCGCCGTGACCATTGAGATTAGTGATCTAGTTAAGGATCTGCGCGACAAGATCCAGTCTTACGGGCCTGTCTACAACAGGAAGATGCGGCCTACCGATGAGGAGTTTCTGATTCGCCGTGCGTACACTTTGCTGACGGCGATTGAGATTGAAGAGTATGAGAACCGGCAGGAGCTGATCAACCTTGAGCGGAGGAACGAGAAGCTTGAAGACGAAGTTGAAGATCTTCGCTGGCGGCTGAGTGAACGTGGAGAAAAGACCTATGCCTGAGATCGAAGATATCCTGAAGGACCGTGGATCAAGGTACGGGGACTTTGGAGTGCAAGCCCGTACCGCACAGAACATTCGTGATGCATTTGAGGCGTCACCTAACTGGCATCTTCTTCCCCCTTACATGAAGGAAGCCCTGAGCCTAATGACGACGAAGTTCTCTAGGCTTTTGACTGGCGACCACATGTACATGGACAACGTAGTCGATCTCATTGGGTACATGACTTTGATGAAACAGGAAATGGAGCGGCAACATGAACTTGTTGCGAATCACCCGAGCATTAACCCGGTATATGCGGAAGTCCTCAAGAGGGCTGCGGAGTATGACTCCGTCAGATGGCCTTCCCCGGATTCGAACTCATATTATGTTCAGCAAGCCTCCAGTGCTGTCGGCGGGAGGGGTACTCATGGTGATCGTTAACCCGGTTGACAATTAGACTGCGAGTTGACAATGTCTCGTAGAAAGTGAGACGGAAATGACTGAGATTGTTGAACAAATCCGAAAGGACGTGGGCCTAACGAAGGCCTTGGCGGAGCATCTCTACCAGCTCTTAACGAATGAGTACGTCCAATTGCCGCGCATGGAAGCGTATCGCTTGCGCCGTTACATGAAACAGCACAACACCATCATCTTCTCCGGCTACGGCAAGGGATACTACATGCTGCCGGAGGACAAGCGGGTGTACCAAGACTGGTTCAATCTTCCCCAAACGCATCGCTGATCGATAGCTTAGCTTCGCCCCACGAGGGGCCAAGCTCTGCGTCCACGACCGACGGGATCTCCATCTCGACGCAGTTTTCCATGATCTCCACCACCTGACGTGCCTGTGCCGCATCACGAACGGACACGGCTAGTTCGTCGTGGATCTGGACCATGGGCGGTATGCCGGCGGCATGCAGCTCCACCATCGCCCGCTTCGTTTGATCGGCCGCGGATCCTTGGATCAGTTTGTTCAGCGCCTTGTAGGTGAAGGCCCGCTTGAGAGGATGGCCGTACTCACGCAGCGCATCTTCGAAGACCATGGGCTTGTGAACACCGAAGGACTTCGGCTCCCACTTATCGAAGCGTCCTTTGCGGCCAAGCAGCGTACGGATGTGGCCGTTCTTCTCGGCCCGCTCCATGACGTAGTTCGACATCTCACGGACGAAGGGCACAGCATCGTGATACTGCTTGAACATTTCCTTGCCAGACGCCAGGTCCAAGCCAAGCTGCTCGCTCAGTTTGTTGACGCCCATGCCATAGAAGAGTCCAAGGTTGATGGTCTTCGCTTGCTTGCGCGAGACGCCCACGATGTCGGCCGCAAGCTGGTGGAAGTCCGTCCGCGGATCCTCCCGATACTTCTCCACGAAGGTGTCTGCCCCGTTCATTGGATAGCGGGCTTTGCCTTCAAGGAAGTTCTTGTGAACGATGGATGCGTAGTGGACCACGATGCGTGGCTCCTGCGACGAATAATCGAAACTGCCCCACACATCGCCATCCTCGGGGAGGAACAGGCCACGGATCAAGGGCGAGATGAAATCGTCGCGTGACGGAAGCTGCTGGAGGTTGGGGTTCGAATAGCTGAACCGCCCGGTGATCGTGCCGCCTTCGTCACCCCGGAGCTGGTGGATGTCCGCGTGGATGCGCCCGTTGTGCGAGTGCCTGGTGATCGAATCGATGAAGGTGGTGCGGGCCTTGTTCAACTCACGCGCCCGGACGATCTTCTTTGGCAGGTCGTGGGCGTGATTGGCAAGGAAGTTCTTGGTGAAGGACGGTTGGCCATGGACCGTGCGCGGATACTCAAGCCCCGCCGCATCGAAGGCCAAGGACACTGATCGTGCCGCCCAAAGGTTAACGTCAGTCCCATACTCTTTCTTGATCGCTGAAAGAATCTGGTCTTCTTCTTTCATGAGAAACTTCTTAACACCCTCGGCCTTCTCCATATCGACGCGCACACCCTTGGTCCGCATGTCGAGGATGACCCGGAATACCTTGCTCTCCAGTTCGAAGATCGACGTGAGCTGGTCCTCATGAATGATGCCGCGCAGGTGATGCCAGAGGCGCAGGGTCAGAGCCGCGTCCTGCTCAGCGTACGCCCCGACGAAGTGCGCCGGCAGCTTGTACATCTCGCTCTTCGGATTGAGGCCCATGCTCTTGGCCGCTTCGGTCAGCGTCCGCTCGCTCTTGGTTTCCTTGAGGTAGTCCCGGCCAAGCGCATTGAGCGAATAGCTGAAGCGGTTCTCGTCGATCAGCGGCGCCGCGATCATGGTGTCCACGATCTGGCCGGCCACTTCGATCCCTTCGCAGCGCAGCCAGCCAACGTCGTACATCGCGTTGTGAAAGACGTAGGTGGTGTCGGGCTGGTTGCAGACATCCTTCAGCCACCGCAAGGTTGCTTTGACATCGAAGTTCGCACCGTTCTCATGGCGGATTGGGAAGTACCAAGCCTTGCCAGGAATCGCGACGGCCACACCAATGATGTGTCCCTGCTTGGTTGCCCAGCCGGATCCCGTTTCTTTCAGGTGAGGATCGTAGGTTTCAAGATCGATTGCTATCTCCGGGATCCCCGTCAGATCCGGGTACTCCTCCGGCATCACCCATTCCGTCTCGTGCTCGTACTGAAACGACATCTGCGGTAATCCTCATAGGCTGATTGCAATTACAGAAAGGCCACTTGTTCTTGACCTTCTGAAGGGTGGTGATTTCTTCCATGCGGCCGCATAGGCAATAGGCCAACACTTCGCGATTCTTTTTCATGGGATTGGATAACCCTTGCCGCTCATAGGATGGATCAGGTGAAGCTCTTTCTTCGCCCGAGTCAGCCCCACATAAAAGACGCGGGCTTCGTCGTCCTCAGAGTGTATACCTTTTCGCACCGAGTTTACAGCTTTAGATGGATAATCCGTCATGAGCATGACATTGGTAGCCTCTGCTCCCTTTGCCGTGTGGATTGTTGAGATCCGAATACGAGGCTTCGCATCAACACGCTCGCCTCGACGGATGCACGCCCGGAAGTAACGCTTGTCTTCCTCTGGGATTGCGCCGAGTGCTTCGTCCCATGGAGCCTTTGTCATTAGTCCATGGTCCGAGGTCAGTTGCTCGATGCTCAGGAGCTGATCGCCTTCAACATTCGGCAGCGTCTTGTGGCCGCGCTTGATCTGCTCGTGAAGATTCATGTGCCGATAGACATGGCGAACATCTGCGGCCGACAGCAGCTCACCGTTGCGCAGTTGCTCCCACATGCGGATTGCGTTGAGTGCTCCACTGTCTACGTCAGAGCTGAGGTTGAACGAGTATAACAAACCGCGCTGCCGCACTTCTTGTTCAATCTGTTTTGCGCCCCTACGTGTGCGGGACAGCAATAGCCAATCACCATTTTCTAGGTTAACTTCCTCGCTGTGGCGATGCCACTCGACTAAACCCTCTTCGTCGCGCGGACGAAACTCTTTCTGCCGGCGATGATGAACCTGGTGGATGAGGCGCTGGCTGATCGCATGATGACTGGCAGGAATACGAAAGCTCTGTCCCAATATCTCTTGTGTCCCGGCGAGACGAATGAAGTAGTCTACGTCCGCCCCCGCCCATCTATAAATCGCCTGATCATCGTCTCCTGCCACGATAACCTGTTTGGAGAACTTCGAGATGAGTTCGACCATGCGCCATTGGATTGGCGACAGATCTTGGACCTCGTCTACAAACACGACATCGAACTGTGGGGAGAGTTGCTGTTCGATGAACATCTCGATCATGTCGGTGAAATCATAAAGGTTATTGGTTTTCTTGAAGAACCGAAGGCCCCGGTCAACATAATCGACCTTGGCCCAGTCCGTAGTCATTGGTACGGAGGAGCGGTTGTAGACTTCCCGAAGTGGCAAGAGGCAGATGCGCGACATGTTGATCACCTCAAGGAAGCGATCACCGAAGCCGTACTCTTGATACGGTCCGTCAGAGGGCGGGGCCAGTTCTTGAAACTGCCCGATGCGGAGCCAGTTCGCGGCCTCTTCGTAGTGCTTCCACGTCATGACATTCTTTTTGTCAATGCCACAGCGAAGCATTGCGAAACTGTGGAGAGTGCGGAAGTAGGGCAGATCCTTGGGCGACAAGCGGAAGCGGCGGACCGCGCGACTGATCGCTTCCATTGCAGCTTGCCGGGTGAAACTGAAATAGGCGATACGATCTGGCGGGACACCACGGTCCATGAACTCCTCGACTAGCGTCAGGAGTTTCGTTGTCTTCCCTGTGCCAGGCGGGCCGAGGATGATGTGCATCAGAGAATGTCCGCTTCCTCGCTGCGCAGCGGCGGCAGCTCCATCACCACCTCTTGATGTCCGTCGAATGATTTCTGTGGCATGCCCCACACATGGACACCGCGGCCTTTAATATTCCAAAAGGTTTTCTCTGCGCCCATCTCTTTCAGGCGGAGGCCAATCTTGACGGCGGTGTATGAGGTGAATTGATACTGAGCCAGATGCTTCTTGAGATCTTTGACTTGGAAGTAGACGCGGCCGTCAGTCCACACGGCAATGCCTTGCAGGATGTCTTCGCGATCAACACCCTTCGCTCGGTCGCAACAGAAGGTGGTGAGGAGATCAAAGAACTCACCCTTGCTTGTGGCTTCAGGCGGGACCTCAACAATCGTCAGGCTGGCCAGCATCACTTGGATGCGTGCCTCCCACGCCTTCGCACTCATGGTGCGGGGCATGACGTTGATCTGGTTCATGCAGTCACGCTGGAACGCCTTCTGGTTAACGAAAGCATCAGTGCCAAGCTCGACACGCTTGCCGTCCACGTCGAGGATCCAGACCGGCGGATCGCCGTCGATCTTGGTCAGTGAGCCAAGGTCATTGGACCGTTGGCCGGGGCCAATGCCGAACTTGCGCGTGATGCACACGTCCTTGTTGCAGAAGGACACGATGGGCTGGTCTTCGCACTTGTAGAAGTATTCCTTCTTGCGAAGTTGGCTGATGACGATCTCCACCTCTTTGCTATCGAGCGGCGGCACCATGTACTTCATATTGTACTTGTGCAGATCCTCTTCCCATTTGTCTGGGTTGGACATGCGGGAGTAGACGCCAAGGTTGAACAGTGCGTTGTTGCGCGAGCCTTCACCAAACCCCTGCGCGGCAAGATGCTGCAAGCATGGCGGTCCTTTGGGCAGCAGCTCCTCTGCTTTCTTGGGCTGTGTGCGTAGCTCCAAGAAGGTGTCGGGTGCAATGGTTCGGCTCTCGGCGAACTCGATGAACTCCGCCGGCCCAAGACTTTCGTTCTGATTGTTGTAGCCGTAGCGTGTCGTGCGAGTGCCAGAGAAGTACGGCATGTTAAGGAAGTTGCCCGTGTCACCACGATCAGCAAGGATCTTCTGCTGCTTGGGGAACACTTCGGATCCACCGTAGCCAAGCATTGCAGCAATGCTGATTAGCTTTGGTTGGAGGTCCTCGGCCGGAACTTCCTTGTCGAAAAAGAAAAACAGATGAGCGCCGCCGGATTTACTGCGGCAGACAATGCCCGGTAGGTTGTGCTTCTCGACCTGTTTGATCAGTGCAGCGTGGTCAAGATTGTACACATCGATATCGATGGCACCCCAATGACAGCAGTTGTTGTCCTTGATTGGGATGATGCCAAGACCCGACTCACCCTTGAGGTGCTTAGACCAAAGGTCCGTGGTCGGAGGTTCACGGAGGACTCGCGCAGTACCGGTTTTCTTCCCGTCTGTAGCGCGGTCAGCGTTGACGCTGAACGTCCCGTGCGCTCTATCATTCCCAGCAAACAGCGAATGGAATCGTGCTGCGAGTTCCATGGTAAATCATTCCGAACAGGTGGGGAAAGGGGAGGCACGAGGCCTCCCCAGTACAATCAGAACGGCGCGTCTTCGTCGCCGCCAGAGGAGCGGCGGGTGTCGTCCGAACCCTGCTCTTCCTTCACCTGAACTTCGCCCTTGGCTACCGACTTCGAGAACTCGACAGCAAGGTTGAAGAGGTTCTTGTCTTCGACTGGACCCACGCGTGAGATCTCCCAGCCGAACCACGAACCCTTGTCGTTACGCTCTTCGGTTGTGCGCAGACGATACACCTGCGACATCATTGGCAACGTGAACAGGTTCCCGTTCTTTCCGGTAGCTGTCAGTGATTGCATCTGCGTCACCCACTTGCGGGCTTTCTTGAGCTGCGTGCTGGTCATGGTGATCAGGCAACGCTGCGGTCCCATCGTCGGGTGCATAAGGATCACGAAGAACTGTGCTGTGTTCGACAACAGGTTGCCGTTCGGCAGCACATCGTTACCGCGATCATCACGGTATGTCGTGTTCGCAATCGGATCCGTAGCAGCATAGCTGCCCACATACCCGCCGCCTTTCTCACGCGGCTTCCACTCAACAAGGCGACGGCTGTAGTAGCACGGAATCACTTGGATGCCGGCGTCCCCGTCGTATGCCTCGTTGGCGACAGTGTTGTAGATGAAGCCGGGTTCGGCTCCCTCAACGTACGCACCATCGCGCTTGTTCACCTGCGGTGAAAGCTGAGCAAGGATGCGGAGGAACGGCACCGACATATCTTCGGTGCTGACCTGCTCCATGCCCATGCCGGCGAACGCTTCGAAGTCAGAGGCAATCGCAACAGCGGTGCTCTTCTCTTCCTTTACTGCAACAGCATTCTTAGACATCTTACTTGCCTTTCTTGATCACGGCTTTTTTGCCGATGAAGATACCGAACAGGTCAGACGGGATTTCTGCACCCTTCTCCACCTGCTCCTTGACGAACGCTTTCAACGTAGACGGATGGACAGACTGCTTGTTCTGTGGCCAGTAGCCACGGTTTGTCAGCGCCTCCATTACATCGCGGGCGTGATCGTCTTCGCCCTTACCGAACTCCAATGACACGACGTTCTTGATCAGGTCATCGAAGTCATGATCACGCAACCAATCAAAGGCTTCTTCCTGCTTCTCTTTCGAGATGTGTGCCTGGATGAATTGCGAGACGGTGATCTTAGAGCCGTCTTCCATTTTAAGCTCGGATAGTCCGTGCTCCGCAAGAGCCTCGGGCAAGATCTCCTGAGAAATCTTTGCGAGGTTTTGTTGCGTACGTTTCAGCTCGTCCTCAAGATCCTCGATGCGTCTCTCAAGCACGAGCTGCTGGCGGACCAGATCAGCCACAGCCTTCAGGTCCTTGTCGCCTACTTTCGTAAGCTCTATTACGGCGTCTTCAAAATCAATCATGGGAATCTCTCTCCTCGTTCCACATGTCCAATTGAATCGGCAGGTATCTCTCCTCTAGCCGATCCCACTTAAGCACCCGGAAACGTCCCGAGTTGTACTCGGCCGCCCAAGCGCATGCGAGCCCGATGAAAACTGGATCTCCAGCTAACAGCAGGTAGTCTTCGTCGTTGAAACCCTCCAACCCATCTGCAATCATATCGCTGACAGCAATCATGTCGCTGCCTTCAAACGCTTGCCGATCTGCGGGAACAAGGATTTCAAGATCTCCGAACGACAAGGCGTTCGACAGATCGCGTCCTCTAACTTCATGTGTGATGTAAACAGTCACGGCTCTCTCCCGTCAGGGTGACTAACGTGGACCGTGGACCGTGATTCGTCAAGCGGGGGTCTTGAAATTTTTTTCGGCCTCACTATTCTGAGGATCAGCCGATAGAAAGGGGCAACCAATCATGAGCACCGTGACCTACGACAATTACCCATTCAAGTTCAAACCGTACCAGCACCAGCAAGACGCCCTTGCACGTTCTTGGAAGAAGTCGGACTACGCATTGTTCGCGGAGATGGGGACAGGCAAATCAAAGATCCTCATCGATTCGCTGGCATTCTTGTGGGATGCAAACGAAATCGAAGCTGCGCTAATCGTAGCGCCCAAGGGCGTCTACAAAAACTGGCAGCTCACTGAACTTCCCAAGCACTTGCCGGACCACGTACCACTAGATGTTGTGGTCTGGTCTCCGTCGAATACTAAAAAGCAGGAAGCTGAACTCAAGCGCGGGCTTGAGAAGGACGGCAAGTTCAAGGTTCTGATCATGAACGTCGAGGCCTTCTCGACGCAGCGCGGCACCAACTATGCGATGGACTTCCTTCGCAAGCACGGCGCCCTCATGGCCATAGACGAAAGCACGACGATCAAGAACGGTCAGGCCAAGCGCACGAAGAATGCGATTCGCGTCGGCATGCTGGCCAAGTACAAGCGAATCATGACGGGGTCCCCGATTACCAAGAGCCCGATGGATCTTTACAGCCAGTGCGGTTTCTTGGATCCCGGTCTGCTTGGATTTAACTCGTTCTACTCATTCCAGGCGCGATACTGCCGGCTGCAAAAGCGCAGCGTCGGGTCGCACTCGTTCAATCAGGTCGTCGGATATCAGAACCTGAGCGAGCTGACGGACAAACTGGATAGGTTCTCGTACCGCATACTCAAAAAGGACTGCTTGGATCTACCAGAGAAGATCTACCTGAAACGCGCAGTCGAACTGACAGACGAACAAGCTATGCTCTACGCGCGTATCAAGAAGCAGGCCATTGCAGAATTGGATGGCAAGCTGCTCACAGCACAGAACGTCCTGACACAGATCCTGCGTTTGCAGCAGATCTGCTCCGGCTATTTCAAGGCTGATGACGGCACGGTCATCAATATGCATAGCAACAAGTTCGATGAACTGATGGATGTGCTGGACGAGACGGACGGCAAGGTCATCATCTGGGCCAACTACACTTACGATCTGGAGATGATCCGGGACAAGCTGGCCAAGGAATACGGGGCCGAATCGGTTCGCGTGTACTACGGGGAGACAAAGGCCGAGGACCGTCAGCAGATGGTGATCGACTTCCAGAACCCGGATCATCCACTGCGGTTCTTTGTGGGCCAGCCACGGACCGGGGGCTACGGGCTCACGCTCACCGAAGCTTCGACCATGATCTACTTCTCAAACAACTACGATCTGGAGATTCGCGAGCAAAGCGAAGACCGCGCTCACCGTATAGGTCAGAAGAAGGCCGTGACCTATATCGACATCGTTACCGAGGGGACGGTGGATGAGAAGATCTTAACAGCCTTGCGGGATAAGATGAGCCTCGCCCGAGAGGTTCTGGGCGAGGGCTACAAGGAATGGGTTATCTGATCACTTACCGGTCTTATCGATGAGGTTCTCCGTCATGACCTTACCGATCTGACGGCGGGCCTCGCGGATCTGTTCGACCTGAATTTCCTTTTGATCCTGCGGGATGTTCGGGTTGTTTACGATCATCCGCTCATTGCGGCTTAGCGTGTTGAGCTGAGTGCGAAGACCGGTAACGGACTGCTTCATTGTCAGCAGGCCTTCGTTCTTCTTCATCAGTTCCTGCGCGAGATCCGCACGACCCTGTGCAACGTAGGTGTTGATGGCCGTGGTCACCCCTTGGATCTCTGCCGACAGACGGTAGATGTCAGCAACGCCTTTCGGGTTGGTGTTCTGCGCCGTCTTTAGGAACGTCGAGATTGTGGGGTATTGTGTCCAATCCTTCTCGACGCCCGTGCCGGTGGCAGAACGGTACATGCCGTCCACCAGACCCAGAACGCTGGTGACGATCTGACCGCCATAGCCTTTGATCAACGCTTCGACCTGCACCGGGGACAGGCCCGCGGCACCGGCCAGATTCTTCACTACGTCGGAGGTTGCCGATGTGTATTGCAGTTCGGCCGGCAGGTTCTTCTGCGCCTCAGTAACGATGGGCAGACCCGTCAAGCTAGAACGGTTAAACGCAAGTTCAAACAGCGGAGCCGCAATCTGTGGGAACGGGCTGACCCCGAATGTTGACTTGAGCTGTTCCCATGCAGCCTTCGGAATGTCGCGGTTTTCAATGTTACCCATTGCCGCTTGAACAAGGATCTCCGGGAATGTCTGGAAAACGAACCCGATTTCAAACGATTTTGGAATCGCAAGAAAGCCCCCGTCAAAACCCAAAAGCTTTAGGGGAATAGGAAGAGATCCGTAGCGAACATAATCGGGGAGCTGCTTGTATTCGTCATCGTCTCCGAACATGGCTTGCAGCGCCATGGATACACCGAAGAGATACCCGCCTTTGATCATCGTGTTGGCGAAGGCCTTGGGTCCAAACGCACGAGCCGTCACGTCCATACCTTGCAGACGTCCGTTAACGAACGGGATCATAATGGACATGTAGCGAACGATAGAACTTGCGCCCTGCTTGCGGAAGTTAATCACCTCCTGCGCACGGAACGCAGCTTCGGCTTCGTTGCCTGTCTTTTCCAAAACCTGCCGGTAAATTTCCGTACGAGTGGCCGCGTCGGAAGCCTCGGAGATATCGCCAAGCTTGTTCCAAACCTTTGAGATAATCCCGCTTAGAACGCGACCGTTAGGGACAACGTAAACCCCGTTCGAGGTGGGCTTGAAGTTCTCGTTGAGAAGTTGTGTCGCATCCTCGACGCCGGGGATAGAACGATAACCGCCCTTGATACCCCAGTTCTGGATGGCCTGCATCTCCGTCATGGACTGTGGGTCAGTGACGCCTTTGACAAAACGCTGGATCGCGTTGAACGGGTTGAACGATACGCCGCTCGTAACAAACGCTTGAACGGGATCACGGATCACGTTCTTTAAGATGAAGTCCGGGGACCGTGTCACAAGCTCACGATAGAACTGCGTGAACTTGCCAGGAATCCTTGTCCAGTTTGGAAGCTGGTAAGCCCCCGTTGTTTCAAGGGCCGCGGCCATAACGGGATCTTTCAAAGCATAATACTGCTCGACACCGTTGACACGGGTAACACCTTCGCTCTGATCAGGAGGAAGCTTCGCGCCCTTCTTGATCTTCTGTGCTTCTCCCAAACCTTCCATCATCGTGAAGATCTTGTTCGACGCAAGATTCTTGGAGGCCGAGTGCATCCAGAACTGTGCGTTCTTCATGATGACTTCAACGGGATCAGCCTGTAGCTGCTCCGTTCCGCCCATCGCCTGCTGGATCTTGGTCCGTGTGAGGACGCCCGAGGTGAAGAGTGGCCCGGTGTAACGACCCGTCTCATCCATCTCACGATAGAAGGGGTAATAGTCGTTGTGCTTTGTGAATTCGTTGGCGACATCTTGTGAGATCACACCAGCGTCCACGGCCATTTGCATCAAGGCCTTGTTGAAATTCTGATAATCTTGATAGGCCTTCGTGACAACAGGATCTTTGCCGTAGTGATCAATAATCGCTTGGGCTTCGGCCTTGGTGATGGGGGCCTGCTTGTCTGCGTAGCGGCCAAGGACACGCTTTGCCATTGAGTAATATTTGAAGGCGTCGAGCTTCTCTGCCCGGATGAGATCCGCCAAGAAGGTAAGACCAACCTTGTTGTTCGTGTTGTCAACAAGAAGCATGCCGTCGAGCGATTGCTCAAGCGGATCTTTTGACTTGGAAAACTTCTTGATAACCGGGACGCCGCCAAACTTGATCAGCGTCTCTAACATACCAAGGACGTTCTCTCGTCCGAGGATCGCAGCGTAAGGAGACAGGTTGGCTGCAAGCGCATGACGATCATCGTATGCGGCTTCCAGCTTCAAACCCTGTTTCTTTAGGAAGTCAACGTAACGCTCTTGCATCCGCTTCACATAAATAAAGCGGTCCGTCAGAGCGTAAGCAATTTTGTCTCCGAGATTCTTATAAGAACCAGAGTCGTAAGCTTCTTTGACAGCCTTCAAGAAACCTTTGAATCCCATGGATTCTGGCTTCGTATAAACCTTTGCCAGTTTCTGCGTAGCTGATGCGACATCGGCAGGAGCCTCCGCTGCCGCGGCTTCCTGTGACGTTGCGGTCACGCTTTCCTGCGCTGTTTCCAGACCACGGCCCTTGGACTTAATGTACTCGGGACGCTGCTGCATACGCAGGATGGCAAGGATAGAAGCTTGTGGAGTCTTCTTCACCTTGCCGTAAGTGTCTTTAAGAACCTGCTCAAACGCGCCTTCGGTATCGGGCATTCCGAGGAACTTGGCGATGCGCGAATACAGATCGCGCAGCAATTCCAAGATGTCCTTTTGGAATTTCTCAAACACCGTCTTCGGTACAAGCTGATCCAAGTTCTTAGTAAAGAACTTGGCGCCCTTCTCCGCAGCCCACTCAGAGAACCCGCGCTGATACTTCTTGGCAAACGCTTGCTTACGAACGTCCGTGTCACCAATCGTCTTAGCTTGGCTTGCAAGAAACTTTTCGTACTGCTGTTTTGTCAGGTTGGCTGACTTTAGCAACTTGTCAAGGACAGGACCGAGATCTCCACCCTTACGTGTTTCGATGAGACCTTTGACGATGAACGAACGCTGCATCGAATCAGGGTTGCGATCCTGAACGTACTGCTTCATCAGGGCGTTCAACATGTTGCTGTCTAGGTTAGCTAGATAGAAATATTCCACAGGATGCGCCATTTCATGGAACATCGTGTGAAGAAGCTTCGCCTTGAACTTCTCCGGATCCTTGAACTCAGACTTCAACGCGTCGATGTTCAGACGCATTGTCATATTGTTTGCATTGGCTCCGAAGAGGCCAACCTCCATTTCGCCGCGGAACTCATCTAAAAATTTTGCGCGTTGAACCTCCAGCCGTGTGCCGGGGAACAAGTTCTGCTGTATCTCACGCAGGACGTTGCCAATACCGGGTATGTAACCTTCAAGCTCAGCTTCGAATGGCTGATCGATCACGAACTCAGACGGTTCCCGTGCGAAGGGCGCGGTCTGCGGAGGAGGCGGAGCTGGTTGTGCTTGGACCGTGGTCGGAGGAGCTTGCTCCACGGGCGGTGTTGCGGGTTCTGCCACAACAGGAACTGGCGTCTCAGCGGGTGGCGGAGTTTCCGCAATAGCTGCCGGAGCTGTTTGAACAGGGCGTGGTGCAGCAGCAGGAGTGAACGGCTGCACAACCATCGGTGTCGTGGCCGGTTCATTCTTCATGCCGCGGAACTGCTGCTTCAATTGTGCGCGAAGCTGCTTACCGTAGTCCGTGATCTGTGGGTCTGTCAGACCTTGGCCCTTGAGCCAATCGCGGTATTCCAGATCAAGCTTCGTCGGGTTCGCTTTAGAAATCTGGAACAGTGCCCGCTCAATTCCGGACGGGAACTGCAAGCGGAACTTGTCATACTTTGGATCGCCTGCGGCCAACTTCTTCGGGAGCGGCGGGACGTTCTCAAGTTTGAACGGCTCAACGACTTCACCCGGAAGAGGGGCGGCTTGTGCAGGAGCTGGACCTTGGACCGTGGTCGAAGGAACAGGTTCAACGCTAACGGGTTCGGGCGCAGCGGCAGGTTCGGGGGCTGCACGCGGGGCTGGCGCCATAACCGGAGGTTCGGAGACGGGGGTTTCCGCAATCGGTGTCTCAGAAATTGGTGCCGTAGCACCTTCTACCGGAGGAGAAGCCGCGCCTTCAACAACGGCTTCGCCTTCGCCTTCCGCAGCCGGAGCTTCCGCTTCCATGCCGGGTTTGACGGGAGTTTCTGTGCGGGGTTTGCGGTACGAGATCGCACCACCTGCGCCACCAAGCGCACCGCCCAACAGACCGCCGGCAATAGCTGCTTCTTTAAGTTCCTTTTGAACCTCCGGGCTAAAGCTCATAAGCTTTTCCGGGTTGGCTTGCAGGATCTCAAGAGCCTGCTGACCAGATTCTGTCAGAGCTTCCGTTGCGCCGCCTTCAACACCACGGCGGACTGCTGCCGCAACACGACTGCCAGCCTGCCCCATAGACAAACCAGGGAAGCCGCGAATGATGGTTGCAAGAGACAGCGTGTCCAGCGCCGACTGGCCAAGAGCCGCAGCACCAGCAGCGCCCAAGGACGTTTCCTCAAACGGAGTGCCTTCCTCCATTTGGCGCTGAATATTGTAGCCGGTGTATACACCCGTACCCGCGGCTGTCGCGCCAAGTGACGCAGCGGCTGTTGGCGAAAGGCCGCGAGCCGCAGCAAGACCAACGGCGCCAGCAGCACCACGCAATGCCAGACCACCAATACCGCCGCCAACTTGTAAAAGCATTTGCGGGGCCGATTCGCCAAAGCGTTCATAAAGATAGCGGCCGAACTTGTACGCACTGTCTACGTCTTCAAAGCTGCGGGTCTCAGGCTGGTAGCGGGCAGCAATATCTGCCTGTCGCTCCTCCGCCCGACCAAGATATTCTTTGGCGGTCTCTTCTGCGCCAAGAGCTTGAGCGCCACGGGCAACCGCCGTTTCGGCTGCGCCCTTCAGGCCTTCAATGCCTGCACGGAATGGGCCTACCCTTGGACCACGGCCTTGGAGTTCCAAGTTGAAGTCGGCTTTCTCTTGATCGCCGCCGTACTTTTTGAAAAGGGCGTCAGACAGGACATCGTCCGGGACGGAGGCGTACTCAGGAAACGCCTGCCGAATTTCCTTCAATGTCGCCATGTCTTAGTCCCCGAGGTCGTATTCGTCAGGCAAATCTAACCCGAGACCGCCCGTTCCACCAGAGGCAGAAGGCATGCTCCCGCCTTTTGTCTGAGCGTACTCACGCTGCCTAGCGGCGATTTCAGTTTGAATTTTAAGCTGATCCGGTTTGCCGTCCTTGCCCGTGTAGTTCATGGGGTTCTTTTGAACCTCCGCCCGAACATCTCGGATCGCTTGAAGCCTAGCGTTGCCAAGCGCCTTGTTTAAATCTGCTTGCGTACGTGCTGCGGCAATCTGAGCCCGAATCACCGGAGACATCGCCTGCGCTTGATAAACAGGCTCCATCATATTCAAGCGGCGTTCCTGCAATTGATACTCACGCTGCGCCAAGTCACGGCGCACAGCGGCATCTTCGTCGCGGCGGCGCTGCTGTTCCAAAGCGACGAAAGAAGCAAGGCCCGCTTGACCACCCTGACCAATGTTGGTGATGGCGTTCGAGCTTTTGCCTCCGGCAATAGCAAGACCGGCCTGCATAAGAGCAAGCCACATGTTTTCACGACGGGCCTCTTCCGCTTTTGCAGCGCGTTCGGCCTTGATGTCGGACAGATCCGTTCTCTTGTCAGATCCCTGTTTCTTTTCATCTTCTCCCGGAGGAAGATCGATCTTTTTCTTTTCTTTTTCAGTGGGGCTAAACGGGAGAGATCCAAGACTTTTGGCGCGAGAGGCTTCCCGTTCATACTCACTACGAGGAATATCATTTGCCCCGGATAAGTAACGGGCTTCTCTAACGGCGTCTTCCTGTCTTTTGATTGCCGCAGCTCGTTCTTCTTCCGAGGCTTCAGTAAAGATTCCTGGAACGGGGTTTTTGTTTCTTGCCTCTTCAATAGCTTGTTGGCGCCGCATTTCCTCTTGAGACTTATCCACCGCAGCAAGGCGACTTGGGGTTGCAGCGATCAAGCTGTATAAGCCACGACCGGCGGCTGTCTTTGGAACATATGGACGAGCTTCAGCAGCAGGTTCGCGACCATCCATCACCGGGGGAGGAATGTCTAACGGGATAGAAGGAGCGCCCATTTCTGCGGGGGCAGCAAAGGGATCTTGTCCTGGGACGAGGACTGGAACACTGTCGCCTATTACACCCATCCCAGAGGTGGCGAGACCGCCCCTCTGAAAGCGGGGAATCATCCCCATCTGAGCCATGCGCTGCATCTGCATCGCCTGCATCTGCTGCGGGTTCGGCTGCTGGACGACACCAACAGTCGCCGGCAAGCGGGTCATCTGCGGACGCTCGCCTTCAGAGAACCGCTGATACAATTCCATCTCGTCTTTGTTCTTTTCCAAAAGCATGCGAGCCGCACGCTCGCGCTCTGTGCGGTCGTCCGTCTCTACCTCGCCACCTTCCGCGTACCCCGGAACATCGTCCTCGAACATGGAGGTGATGCCGACGCCTTTCGCAGAACGCTTCGGGGCCTTCTTCTTAAACAGGTTTCGAGCGAGAACGCGGCTCATGAAAGCCTCACTTATTGGCTAGATTGTACACGGACAGGCCCGTGATGCCAGCACCAACCGCTTGAGAGACAGGCGACGGGGACGGCGCCGTTGATGTGGCGAGAGTCTGTTGTGTAGACGGTGCGCCCTTGTAGATGTCGGACATCCACGAGATACGCTGCAAGGGTTCGTACTGAGACTGCAATTCCGTCATGCGTGCAGCTTCAAGTTCTTTCTGCTGCTGGCCCTGCAAGTTCCCGCCGAGGTTGTACATGAACGACACGTCGCCCTGCTGCAAGCCGGAGAGCTGCTGGCCGAGATTGGCTTGCTGCTGTCCAAGGGCCGAGATCCCCGCAGCTCCGGCCTGCTGAAGCTGACCTGCCGAGACGTTGGCTTGTCCGATTCCCTGACCAGCGTTCAAAGCTAGGTTGCCCGCCTGCATGGCAGCATTGGATTCTAGCTGGCCACCGGAGACACCGAGCTGGCCGGCACTAATGCCGGTGTTAGCCTGCGCCTGACCAGCGCCGAGAGCCAGATTGCCAGCCTGCTGCATACGAGTCTGCTGGTTCTGGAAGGCGTTCATCGCCGCTTGTTGGGCTTGAGCGTAGTTGTTGGCGTAGTCCTGCGCCGCGGTGCGCGACATTTGTTCCATGACGTTGCGTTGGAGTTCGCTCTGCTGGATACCCTGACGGCTTCCACCAAACGCTCCTGACCGCACGGCCTGACCAGAAAGCTGATCCGCGGTGATCTCACCCTGACGACGCATTTCGGCCAAGGTGTTCCGGGTAACCTGCTCTTGGTACGGATTCATGTAGGCCAAGACGGCGTTCGGATCGTAAGCCTGCGCCCCGGCAAAGCCCGCTTCGGTAGCCGTTCTGGCCGCCCCGCTTATGTCGCGGTATGAAGTTGATCCGTAGGTGTTGGCAAGATCTGCCGCCTTCCCCGCAGCCCGTGCGCCCTTACCCCCATAGCCGAGAGCCTGACCAGCTCCTGCCGTGACGGCTGAGACAGCGTTCGCACCATACTGCGGCAGGCCAGCATACATGCTGCCCCCTTGCTGAATGGCACCCGTCGCGCCTTGAATATACGGAAGGTACGAACCGATACCCTCCTGCGCCATACGCACGGCTTGCTGCTGTTCGGCGGTAAGGCCGGCAACCTCGTAGGCAGGAAGATTAATGGGGACTTCGCCGCGCTGTTTTGCAAGCTCAAGAAGCCCAAGCTTATAGGCTTCAATCTCAGGGGCTTCGCGGACAATCTGGGTTTGGGTTGTAGTATCAGCCACCGTTAGGCCCTCTTCTCAAGATCGTTCATGAGTTTATAGAGGCGCTTGGCCCCCTTCATACGGCTACCGTCACCGGCACCGCGCACTGCTTTTGCCGTCAAAACAAATTCGCCATCGCTGAGCATGGCCGGGATGTCGTCACTTGTGCCCGTGCCCGGTCCGGCAATATGACCACCGGCCTTGGCTGTAATCGGGGAGGCTGTCGGGACGACGCCACCACGATAACCTTGTTGAGGCAGGAAGTTCTGGAGGTTAAAGCCGTACTGCGTCGGGTTCTGACGCAGCAGCTCCACCCCTGTCGGGCCAAAAGATGTCGGAGCCCCTTGGTCTTGCTGACCGCCCATGCCGCCAAGCAGCATGCCCGCGCCACCGGCAAGAGCCAAGGATGTCATCGGGTTCTGTTGAACGAAGTTTCCGACCTTGCCGAACAAGCCACCGAGTCCGCCTTCAGAGGTGGTTACAGGCGTGTTTTCAAGGAAAAGTCCCGCAGGTCTAACCGGCGGAGTGGGAACCGCTGTGTTTATCGCACCCGGAGCAGCGGCCGGAGCCATTGCCCCTGAGAAATCTGAGGCCACTGTCGGGTTGATTCCAGCAGCGCCGGATTGCGCAGAAGCCGCCATATTGGCCGCTCCAGTAGCGCCGGTCCCACCACCACTGAACAAGCCGGAGATGCCTTCGCCACCGGTAAGTCCGCCGCCAAGGACAAACCCACCAGCGCCGCCAAGGGCCGCGGACAGAAGAGCCTGTCCGGGCTTCTGCCCGGCAATAAGGCCGCCGACACCCGAGCCGACAGCTCCAACAACAGCGGAGCCGATAGAACCAGCCATTGCACCAGAGAAGCCCAGTGCCCCACCAATTGCAGGACCGATACCGGGGATGAAGCTTAGCGCAACGGGGAGAATGACAGGCGCGGCCTTTTTCAAGAACGAGCCGACCTTGCTCCAGAAACTCTTGTACTCAACGAGACCCGTTGCCGGGTTGATCGTGCCTGCACCGCCCGCCTGCTTCAGCATCTGAGCTTCGCGGGGCGTGATGTGCGCCAGCATCGTGTCGCCATGGCGACCGGCGGCAGCAACCTTCTTAGCCATGCTGGCCAAGCCACCCTTAGCAAAACCCTGCACCTGCTCCGCGGCCGACGTTTCTTTAAGAGCATCCACAATCATTTGACGCAGGATGCTGTAGAAAGTCGGGATGTAATCCGCCGGAAGATCGCCGGGTTCAACGATGCCTTGCGCGATCAGGTTGCGCACGGATTGCTTATACGTTCCGGAGTTGGCCATGATGTAGTCAACGCCGCCCAAGAAGTCCCGGAGTTCAGGCTCGCTAAACTCACGAAGATCTGAGGCGATCTCGCGGAGCTGCTCGATCTCGTCTTGAGATACCTTGGACAGCAAACGGCCAAGCGTTGCCGCTTCTTGCGTCGTCAGAGATCCCATGCCCCCAGCATTGCCTGCCGGAGCTTCCCCTTCCGGGGCCATATCCATGGGAAGTGATGCAATACCCTGCATGCTTAGATCCTCAGTTCGATATAAGCAGGGGCCGTAGTCCTGAAAGCGGCCACCAAACTTACCTTTTTCACGTCGTCACGGCAACCGTTCCGACCGATCCCGTAGCAGAAAGACCGGGGGAATAGGCCTTGTTAGCGACTACCGAACGGACAACACCGTCCACTTGGAATAGGGTTCCAACTTCCAACCCATAATCTGTGGAAGTAAGGTTCGTAATAACGAGTCTGCTTTGCCGCCCCTCTCCGGGATTGGCAATGATGAAAGACATCCGGTTCAGCGCCGCCACAAGATCCGTCAGATAGGTCCGGGAGTATGCGTCCGGAGGTGGCGGGAAAATGGGGAGCGGGGTTTTAACGTCCATCAGCGGCGCCCATCAGACCGAAGTTCAATGCGCGGACTTCCGAGCCGCCAGCCCATGTCGAGCTGGTTGCTCTCCAAACGAATGACCATGGCCCGTCCGCGGAGGCGTACGAAGTTCTGTTTCGTGTACTGCTCAATCGGGAGAAGCGCACTGCGGATGACGCTGGCCGTGTCCGTCTGGCTGTAGTTCTCGCCTGGATAATCCTGCATCTTGATGGTCATCGTGACCGTCGGATTGACGGCCGTCGCACCTTGGATGGCAAGATCCGGGATGACCCGGCTGATAAACATGTACTGATCTCCCTCCGAGATATCGATGGGGGAGCTTTCGACATAGGCGTTCAACGGTGTCTCGGGAGAAGTCGTCCCGTCGTTGCGGCCGAACTCATGATCGTAAAGGTAGTTCGTTGCCGCCCCCGTCGTTGCCGCAATCGGGTAGCTTCGAACGCCGCGATCCAACCACGATGTGCGGCTGAGACTTCCATACGTCCAAGCCTTCTCAGCGAAGTTGAACGTCACGTAGGAGTCGTTCTCATCGGAATCGGCGGACGGATAGAACCACGTCACTTCGTTGAAGCTTGAGTTCAAACCGGCGAAGACCTTGTCGCTCTGCGCGGCGTTTAGGTTTTCAAAGATGAACTCTTTCAGTGGGCACTCAAGCTGCAACGTCTGGCCGCTGTAGACATAGAAGTTGTCCTTGCCCATCCAGAACACGTTGTCGTCCACCGCCACGGCGGAGTTGTATCCCATCAACGTGATGTTGGATGCAATCTGTTCGACACCGAACGTGTAGGGTGGACCAAGGAACTGCATCGAGTAAAGCGTCGTGTCGGTAAACACCAAGATAGAACGCTTTGTTTCAACGGCACGGAGAATCTTACTGCCACTGCCTAAGCGAAGATCGCCGGCTGTGTTTGTTGCCGAAGGTGTCCAAGTATACGGATCTTCCTGATCGCTGAACCGGATGTTCATCGGGTCCACGACGCCGTCGCCGTAGTCAGCACCGAACACGATAACGTGACGATCACGATCTGAAACCATGACTTGAGACGCAACGGTAGGGCACGACGAATCGCTCGACAAAGAGTCAAGGGAGACAGCCCGCGTGTTTAAATCGTTCGTCTTGTCCCAATAGTAGATGCCGCCATTGTGGATGCAGAAAATCAAGTCTTCGCCGTAATTGTCTTGCGACCAGATGCGAAGCGTGTTGCTGGCAGAAACCGTCGTGGCGCTGCCCCACGTACCACGACCCCAAGTTCCGGCGCCCCAACCCGTCCCGCCAACCTGCGTGTCGAGACCTGTGTTGATCTGATAGGCCGCGGTCACCGAGCTGCCGTTGCCCGTATCGGAGGCGTTGGCTGTCACCGACATCGTTACCCGATAGGTGTTCGAATTAACGATTTCCGTGATCTGATATTCTTTGTTAAGGACTGCGGCCGTCACGTTCCCACCCAGAGACGTTGCCCCGGAGAACGTGACAAAGTCATTTGCCATCGCGCCATGCGCGTTGTCGGTGACGGTGAGTGTGCTAGATCCATTCGTTGCTGCGAACGGATTGGTGAGAGACACCGTTTCGCGCAGAGGGGTGATGTCGAAATACTGACCGCCCCATTCAATGTAATATTTCAGGTTCGTTCCAACCGCCATCAGATCGCGGCTGTCTAGCGTGACCCAATTAAGAAGGCTGCGGTTTGAACCCATAAACCCGAAGATGGAGTTCTTCTTCCAGCCCCCGATTGTTTCGGGAAAGCCAAGACGGAAGCGAACAAGATTACTGGACCGCCATCCACCCTCGTTGGTGTAGGCTGTCTGATCTCGTACGATTCCTGGGCGGAGCTGGATTTTCTGAAGGGCCATCTGTACGAATGCCTATCAAGCGGGAACCTTGGGCCAGTTAATATTAAACGGGTCCGATTGAGATGTAACATTCCGAAGGGCAGCGCGATACTGCTGCCACTCGACCTTCTTCTCGTCGCTCAAAGGAACGTCGGGCAGTTGCGTCCAATCCGATGCCTGCAAGCGTTTGTCGCGTTCGGAGCGCACATCATCCCACTGCGCGGCTGTGGCCTCGACAATATGCTGGGGCGTCCAATCGACAGCATTGTATACCCAGAACCACTTTCCGCTTTGCTCTTCCGGCCCGCTACGGAGAAGCGATTGGAATTGATGCAGCGGAGGAACGGGAGCCTCAAAAATAGGATCAACGCCGATTGCATCGCAGTCTTCATCGGACATCGTCTGCGGGATGGATACGTGTGGAAACGCGGACCGGAGGTCTGTGATAATCTCTCCGTTGGCGCGGTTGCGGTATTCGGTCATATCGTGTGCTCCTTACGCGGGCTTGACGGAGAAAAGAACGGAAACCCTTTTGTTGCCTCCTCCGCTGATCGTGACTGTTTTCGTGCCAGATGAACCAGATGAGACTGCATCGTCATAATAAACGGCAACGGAGGGACGATCCGAATTGCTTGATAAATACGAAACCAGACCGCTACTCGGGTTCGTGAAAGTAGCACCTGAATTTATCGCAGCAAATGTTGCAAATAGGTAAGAGTTATTTGCACCTACCGTTATTGCAGGAGTATTATCATTTTCCGAAGGTGTTCCGACAGTGTCCCAAACAGCATTTCTTAACGTGATGATAGCACCGTAAGAATACTGCACACCTGAAGGGGTGAAGGTATACGACGAACCTTCTCCCGCGCCTGCTGTCTTGTAAGCAATTCTAATTCCGTCGCTATCTACTACCTCAGTCCATCCTGTGTCGCCTGTCCATGTTCCACCAAAACTATTGACTCCTGTTTGCGACACAATAACGCAGACCATCAAGTCACCTGTCTGCGTCCCCGTTGGCTTTGAAATCGTCAGCGTTGATGTCGTCGCACGCTGCGAAGCATTTGCAACGATTGCAATGATATCAGAGCCTTTGATAGAGCCGAGGATGATGGGGTTAATAATCACTCATTACCCCTTACTTGCTGTCTTTCATTACTTGAACGCCGCGCCATGTTGTGCCGCCGTCGTCAGTAATAAAGCCAAGTACATCAACGCCGGATGTGGTCAAAGTCGGAGCAATGCCACCGGGCCACTTCACAGCGGCCGGCCATGTTTGCGTACCTGTACCGCCATTGGTAAGTTCGAGGACCAGAGCAAAAGCGCGGGATGCTGGTACGTTCGTGAACGTCCATGTGAGCGCCCCTGTTGCTGTCTTCGTGAAGTAATTGCCGGTGGAGCAGTCTATCGCAGATGCCGATACAACGACGACGTTTTGAGAGGCGTTGCCCGCTAGATCGAACTTAGCAGCCGGTGAGCTTGTTCCTACCGCGACACGATCCGTCGAAGCATCCGTATAAATGAGGTGCGTGTCTGTGTCACCTTCAACGCGGAAGTCCTTGTCTGCCCCGGCGTCGTTGATGACAACAGCGCCGTTTAAGCTGGTGTCCGCAGTAATAGTTGTGTTGCCAGCAATCGAAGCGGTTCCGGTAATCGAAACAGTTCCGGGGAAAGACACCGAGCTGTCGAACTGGTTAATCGCATTGTAGACGTTCGTGCCGTCGCAATAAACAAAAGCGGTGTTGCCGTTTGAAACTGTGATACCCGTCCCGGAGGACGTTTTAAGGGTGATGGAGAACCCGCCCGTGGTGCTGTTCTTAATGATGTAGACTTTTTCTTGAGACGGGCAGATCACGTTCCGGTTCGCTGTCAGCGTACCGGAGATCACCAAGATCGCCTGACGGGATTCGTCCGTCGCTCCGTTGACCGCGGTCAACGTGTAGTTGGCGTCCGTCATGCTGACAGATGCCAAGCCCGCAATCGACTCTTCAATGAGCGTGCCTAGGTTCGTGTTCGTGGTGACGCCCCAAACACCGGACTGTTCGCCCGTTCCGATAAGCTCGATTCTGAGGCGGGAGGAATAGGTACTAGCCATGTTACGTCCTTATGCCGAGATCTGAACCCAACCGGGGGTCTGTGATGGGGATATGGGGCTATATCCCGCAGCCGGTACGGGTACGATCTCGCCCCAAGATGGAGTTTGATCTGGGGTTATATTACCCCAAACGAGAACAGAAGACACCTGCCCAGAGGCCTGTAAGCCAACAATGTTGACGGTCGCCGTTCCAGTAACCGCAACATTCCCGGCTAGGGTGAGGCCTTCGACCCCGAGGACAAAAACCGTTATGCTGACGCGGGGTTCGACCGTGCCGACTTCGCCAGTAGCGGACAACCCAGTGACAGGTACAACGGCCGTGCCGGTGACCGTGACAGACCCGACAGAACCCGTGGCGGACAAACCGGTGACCACGGCGTTTGCGTCACCTTCAGCCACCGCTGTTCCGACAGATCCTGTCGCAGACAATCCGGTGACACCAACGACGGCAGTACCGGTAACCGTGACAGATCCAACCGAACCCGTGGCAGACAACCCGGTGACGGGGACAGAGACGGAAACTATTGCCGCGGCGGTTCCAACTCCGCCCGTGGCCGAGACCCCAGTGACCTCGACATCGACAGAACCAGCAGCGTCAATCGCAACGTGGCCAACCGCACCAGTTGCGGAGACTCCTGTGACAGGAACCGTTATGCTGCCGCGAGCTTCGACCGTGCCTACTTGACCGGTAGCGGACAATCCAGTGACAGGTACAACGGCCGTGCCGGTGACCGTGACAGTCCCAACCTCGCCTGTAGCGGACAATCCAGTGACAGGTACAACGGCTGTGCCCGTGACGGTAACGCTGCCGACGGCTCCCGTTCCGGAGACCCCCGTTACATCAACCGTGACACCGGGCACATAGGCGTAAGAGACAATAACGGCACCTTGTGCGCCGCTACCACCGTTTGCAGAAACATCTGAGGCAGCCCCGCCACCGCCACCGCCACCACCATAAGCGCCCGCAGAAGCGCCGGCCCCGCCGGTTTCCGTTGACGCTGTTGACGCACTACTGCCGCCCCCGCCGCCGCCACCGCCGCCAGCACCCGCTGTTCCGCCGGCAGTTATGGAGTACTCTGCTCCTGCGCCGCCTGCGCCGCCTGCGCCGCCGGTTTGTCCGAGTCCTGTGACGCCTGCGCCACCGCCACCCCCTCCTCCAGATGAGCCGGCAGAGCCGGGGTTTCCGGTTGAGCCGGTTACACCAGAACCGCCAGCGCCCCCAGAAGCGCCCGCATAGGTTAAGCCGCCTGCGCCGCCGACCTGTGTCGCGTTAGTGTTACCGGCACCGCCCGTACCGCCACCACCAGCGCCACCAGTGCCTGTGCTTGCAGTTCCGCCAACAGTCCCCGCGCCTAAGCTAGAAGCAGCGGAGCCGCCCCCGCCGCCACCACCGCGAGATACCCCGCTAGAAGCGCCCCCCGTACCACCTGAATATTCGAATAAACCTATTGACGCAGAAGCGAGACCGCCAGCGCCACCCGTGGTGTTTGCAGCGCCGCCCAAGCCTGCCTTAGCTACGAACCCATCAACGCCTGTGGTGGGTGCCGCATTGGAAGTCTCATTGAACCAAGTATCACCACCGGCACCGCCTGCCGTGTTAGTGGTAGAAGCGCCTGTGCCACCCGCCCCGATGTTTAAGTAGGCTGTGGCCCCTGCCGCTAAAGTAAGATAGCCAGTAGCGTATGCTCCCCCGCCACCGGCACCGGCACCGGGACTCGTAGCTGTACCCGGGCGTCCCCCACCGCCCCCACCGCCGATGGTTGTGACTTCAGCAATAGAGTCCGCAAGATAATCGCTCGGGATTGTCCACGTTGTACCGGATGTCAGAAGGACAGTTTTAGAAGGAACCTCATAGAGGATGAGGATGACGCCATTGCCGCCGCTGCCGCCATTGCCGCTAGTATCACCACCACCGCTGCCACTGCTGCCGCCGCCGCCGCCGCCACCGCCATATAGGCCGCCCGCGCCACCAGCGCCGCCTATATCTGCGCCACCCGTGAGAGCTGTGCCCCCGCCCCCGCCGCCACCACCGCCAGAACCATGAGTAACTAATTCAGTTCCCGCGCCACCCGCGCCGCCAGCCGAGGCAGTACCGGTAACAGTGATAGCGTTGCCCCCACCACCGCCGCCGCCGCTCGTTCCAGCGGAAGCAGGCGCACCGCCTGTTCCGCCTGCGGCAGCCCAAATATTCAAACCGCCGTTGCCGCCGGTCTGACTGCTCACATTTGCGGCTGCTCCACCTGTGCCACCGCCGCCGCTACCGGCAGAACCAACGGTAGAAGTGCTGCCCGACGCAAACCCGCTGGCCTTAATAGTTGCAGCGGAGCCGCCACCTGAGCCACCAGAACGGTTAGCTTGAGTGCCGTTTGACGCGCCGCCGGAAAACTTAGTCGTTCCGATACCAGAGCCGGAAGCTCCGCCCGACGCTGCAATCCCTCCTGCTGCGCCCGCTCCACCGCCTTTAGCTAAGGCTCCGTTTGTTGTGCTCGCCGGAGCAGCGTTCGTTGCTTTATTCAGCCAAGTATCGCCACCGGTTCCGCCAGCGGTATTGTTGGTGGTGGCACCGGTTCCGCCGGAGCCGATGTTGACATAAACAGTTGCGCCAGCGGTAAGGCCGATAGCGGATACTATCGATAGAGCACCGCCACCACCACCTGAAGCGCCTTGACTACCCGCGCTTGCTCTACCTCCGCCGCCGCCGCCGCCGATACAAATGATCTGACTGCCAGCGTCCACCCAATCAGAGGGGACCGTCCAAGTCGTACCAGATGTAAGGGCGACGAGCTTCTTGCCCATCAGACAACAGGCTCAGGAGGCGGTGGGGGCGGAGGGCTAAACTCCCCCGTCGCCGGATCGTAGATCCAGCCGATGTCGCAGGGCTTGTTATCAACGTCTATGAGATAGCAGTTATCAGGTGGCGGATCCGTTGGATCTGCCACTATGATGTTTACGACGATGTTGTCGTCGTCATGTACAACCGCACAACGAGCCACGGGAACCTCCCGTTAGGCGATGCGGATGATCGCGTTAGAAGCGTCTGCCGTCGGGAACACAACCGTGAAGTCACCCGCCGAAGCCGTCTTGTCCGAACCAAAGTCCAGAACAACAACCGTCGGGTTGGTGTATGTGTGCGCCGGGGTGGTGTTGTAGATCAACGCGCCACGAGCAGTGAACGAGGCGCTCGACCAAACTTCATCCGCGAAATCCGTGAATGCCGTCGTGCTGCTGGTCGTCGGATTGACGTTTGACAACGTGCCGCCGCCGGCCGTGTAAGCCGAACCGGAGGTGTTGGTGATCTCGTTCGTAGACGTGTAAGCCGTCGTGGCCGCAGTGAACGAAGCGGAGTTCGTGTACAGGGCGATCTTGAACGTATCGCCACCGGAAGCGCGGAAATCGTGAACGCCCTCAAGCAGCTCCTGCTTGAAAGAGGTACACATAAAGTTGCCCGTAAAAGCCATCTTATGGACTCCTGAGAAGATTAGCGAGTTCGGGGTGACCCGCCTGGGTTAGGTTATAGTTTACGGTTGACCGATCACTCATGATGGCCCGGTTCATGTAGAGCAAGATAACCTGTTCTACATTTTTACGAAAGGCCACGGCCTGTTCCCGTATGGCGGGATGCGCGGTTTCGGAGACCTGTACAATTCGGTCCGCCGCGAGTTTAGCCCAGAACTCAGGAGGATGCCCACCATTCGAGGTGGTGCTGACATCGACCTTCATTACGGAACCAATATTGGGTTGTGTCCAAGACATTAGGTTGCTCTCACCCTGATCAAGCCGTCACGGTAAGCGTCGGTGTTTTCACGTCCTTCGCCGAAGTTCTTCAGTCGGGTCAGGGCTTCTGCATACCGCTGGTTGTAGACGTTCATGATATCCTGATCGCCCTTCATGAAGGTGTAAGCTTCAAAGAGAGTCGCGTAAAGGAGGGCCTGTTCGGCATTATCACCAAGCCAGCTTGTGCCAGAAGTGACGATGGACTGCGGCTTATAGTAGTAGTGCAGTTCTACCGAGTAAGAGGAGTCGGGAACCGGACCTAAGATGAAGTTGTTGATGTCGAACAGGGCGTAGTATTTAGGAAGTCCTTGAGTATCCGTGGGGTTATACTCTTGGATATACTCAACGTCCTTGTTCAACAGGAACGTCTTGGTGGATCCACTAAGAACACTCAGCGAAAATGGCGACAAGAAGTCCGCCGGTACAGCCAGATACTTCTGACCCGAAGTCATGCTGCCCGAGACGTTCTTGCGGAACACATCCAGGTCAACAGAATAAAGGATGCGCTCTTCCGCGTTCTGGATGAACGTGTTGATGTTGGAGTTGAAGGTTGTCTCGTCGTTCTGGGTGAAGTCCTTCACCGCCTGAACAAGGGTCGCATAGGTCCAAGCCATTAGGTGATACTCACAGTTACCGTCCCGACGGACGTGATGCCTTGAAGGAAGCTGTTTTCCAACGGCGGGAAGATATCATCCCCAACGTAGACATCCAAAGGCTCAATGCGATCCGGCCGCGGCTCATACAAAGCCTGCGGTTCCGGAGGAGGATACGTTGGATCCAGTTGAGGGTGCTTGGCTTCCCAGCACTCCGGGCACGTCCGGAGACCGTTCCACTCCTTGCGGAGATCCCGGTATCCGTATTGAAGGCCACACCTGTCGCAGATGGCCTGTGAGTAGGCGCCGGTAGCAAAACGGGCCATCTTATATCACCCGGTAGAAGTCCCGTGTCGGCGTCAATTGCAGCGGGGCACGATCACGGTCTTCCTGCGCCGCCCGCTCAAACTCTTCGTCGTACACGGCTTTAAGAAGCTGAACCCGCTCCGGGGCCTTCTTGAGAGAAATGTAGTAGGCCAGACCGGCGGCCAAGCACGGGTAGAAGCGGAAGGGGATCTGAATCGTATTGACCCCTGCTCCGGCATCGTCCATGCGGACAAGCTTGTCGATCACCAAATAGTAGGTCTGATCCGGTGCCGGCCATATCTTGACCGACGGCGTGATCTGCCGATCTACAAAATATTGAACGGGACGAGCCTGTGTCAGCTTGTTCGGGATGTTGAGATACTCATCCCGACTGATGCGATCAATCGTCAGATCACTCTGAGACTGAGTCCCGACACCCGATGAATTGCGGATAACCGCGGACAGGATGTCGATGGTGCTGGCACCAAGAGTATACGACGTTGTCCCAGCGGACAGGGTGATCGTTTCTTGAGTGATCGTCCACTGGTTCAAGCCGCGGTTGGCCCACTCGGCAAGAAGAAGATTCAAACTGCGACGAGCAGTGCGCTGATCGTAACCCGTACGGATTTCGATCCCACACCGCTCGAACGCTTCTTCGATGTACTCAGCGACATCGAGTTCGAATGTCTTCGTGCCGGAGACAGCCATTACTTCTTGCCGCCCTTCTTAACAGCGCCGCCCTTGGCGTAACGCGATCTCATGATGCTGTTGGGTAACTTGCCCGATCTCATGTTGGGGGGTAACGTGTCTGGCGCAGTCCTACGAATACGACGAACAGCCGTCGAGCTAAGTTGTCCTGGGCTCTGAACGCGTTCTTTAGGAGTGACCAGAAGTTGTGGTGACGCGGGTGCCTGCGTTTTAAGGGGTGTCTTGGCGCCCTTATTGACCATGCCGCCCATGGCTTTCTTAATTGGCTTTTTCATTCCTGCCTCCGACATCGCGATAGCGATAGCTTGTTTACGGGACTTTACCACAGGACCCTTCTTGCCGGAATGAAGGGTTCCTTCTTTAAATTCACCCATTACCTTGCCCACTTTTTTCTGGGCTTTGGTCATCTTGGCCACGTTAGAAACCCTTCTTCCGAAAAGGACGGACCTTGGAGGCCACGGCCTTTGGCTGCTTCACGAACTGCTTTCCAGAAGCCTTGCCTTCGCGCTTGGCCTTGGTTGTTGCGGCATACTCTTGAGGAGATAACGACTTGATGGCAGCCTCGGGAAGATATCTCTCGCCGGTAACGCTGGAAGGCTTGCCGGATTTTGTCCGCCACTTCTGCGCTGACCAAGCCTTGAGAGATTTCTGGGGCTTCTTCATCAGTCCTTATATCCTCCGCCCTTGGCCTTGTACTGCTTAGCCAAAAGCTGCGCCTTCCTAGCCGACCACTGACCCGCTGCTGTGCCTTGCACATTAGAGGCCTTGATCTTTTCGAACAAGGTTTTGCGCATGCCGGGTTTAGTGTAGTTCCCGGCAGCGTTCACCTTGCTCTTAGGCTTGGAGGGCTTTTTCATTTCTTTTTAACCGAGCCGCCTTTTGCAAAAGAGGGGGGATTCAGGCCCCGCATCTGGGTCTGAAGAGCATTCTTAAGATTTTTGATGCTTGGTTTAACGTTTTCCCGCGAGAGACCTGGAAAAAGCTTGCTGTTTTCGCGGTTTTGCCGCAATTCCCTTATGTTTGCTTTCTGAGCGGCAAAATCAGCACGTTGCATTGGCGTAAGGCCCGCGGCTTGAGCTTTGGCCGCAGCAGCAGCATTGCCCATGTTTTGCATCTGCCGTTGTGTCGCCGTCGCAAGACCACCCATCGCAAACTTCTTCACCTTAGTCTTACCGCCAGAGGGCTTCTTGCCCATGGCCATTGCCTTACGAGGAGACATCTTAACCATGCCGCCCTTAGCCATTTTCTTCGAACCACAACCAGCCATGTTGGCCTCCTGTTAGCAAATCTTGCAGGGCTTTGAGCGGGCCTTGCCGTAACCGCGAACCTGTACAAGTCCCCCTTTGGAGGACTTCTTCTTAACCATGCCGCCCTTGGCAAAGCCCTGCGCCTCCGGAGCAACGCCCATGGCGCCTGTCACACGGTTCTTGGCCATCATGGTGCCCGTAGGCTGTGTGATACCCGTGCCAATCGGACCAGACTCAGACGCCCCCGTATCGGAGAATCCCATGTAAGGGGAGGCCTGTTGGGACTGCTGCGTCTGCACGGCATTGGCCGACAGATCCGTCATGCCGACCGGAGGAGCCGCCACATTGACGATGCCACCTTCGGCGTATCTGCGAATCCCGGAACGGGTTTTCATTTTCTCTTACCCTTCAGCAAATCTTGCAGGGCTTTGAACGAGCCTTGCCGCAGCCACGAACATTGACCATGCCGCCCTTGGCATACTTATGGACCATGCCGCCCTTGGCCATGCCTTCGCCTTCCATGGCGTCTTCTTTCATGTCCATCTTTTCGTCCTCAATAATACGCTTGAGAGCTTCACGATCAGACGGGGTAAAGTTGTCCGTCGGTGCGGCCGGACTCTTCGTCGGGGCCTTTTCGCCACGACGCATTTCGCGGAACTTGTTGCGCACACCTTCTGGGACGATGGAGTATTTTTCGCTGGGCTTCATACCGGGCATCTTACTTACCCTTCTTGCCAAGGATAATCATGATGCCCATGCCACCTTTAGGGGCCTTGGCCATGCCGCCCTTAGCCTTCTTTGAGGCAGGGGCCTTTGGCTTCAATCCAGCAGCTTTCATCTTCTTTGCGTAGTCAGCCTTAGCTGCGGCCGGCGACGGACCTGTGCCCATGATGTCGCTGGCTTTGACAGAGCCGCCCTTTTTGAAACCTGGAAGCGGGGGCTTCGTGCTGCCCTTCGGATAGGGCGGCATCATCGGACGATTGGAGTTACCAATGGGACGACCTGTGCGGGTTACCTTCGGCTTCATCACTTGCCTCCTGCGGCGATACGGTCGATCTTTTCTTCCAGACGATCAAACCGCTGCATGATGCGGCTTAGATCATTGTGCAGATCCACCTTTGTAACATAGTTCTTTGCGATTTCCTCGCGGGTATCAGCGATAGTGTTCGTTAACTTTTCCTGCTTGCCGTTCAAATGAACAAGTGCCCAGGCGGCCGGGGCCAAGACAAGGGTCAGGATAGTATTCCAAATAAACTCGAAGCTTGCGCTCATTTGAATCGGCTCCCGCCAGGAGGGGCTTTCTTTGATCCACTTGGACCAGCCCAGAGAACTTTCCTGGCCCAATAGTTTGCGGAGAACTTGTCGTCCTTACCTTTGATCCCAGCACTGCGGGCAAGATAATTCTTACGCGCTTCGGCAGAATAGTTGTGGCCCATGCTGGCATCGCCGAAGTGAACGACCTTCACCTCGTCGCCCTTCTTAGCAAGGACCATCTTTTTCTTTTTAGGGTTCGTGCTGGCCCGCGGCTTGTTAAAGCCAGCGTAGGTTACACCCCGGTAGGTGATCCCCTTGCCTGTGCGCTTGATACCAGATGCCTTGGCCATCACGGTGTCCCCGCATCGTTCTTGATGAGGAGGATAATGAACATGGCGGAGCAGGCGTTGTTCGTTCCCGTTCCAACTGCCTGCGCTTCAATCGTAGTCTTCTCCGGCACGACAACCGGGTATTCAAAAGCGTAGTCCGCAGCACCGTTGTTAACGGTAGTGACCGCGGAGGTGAGGCGGATGTTATTCGTCCCACGAGTCATCAAGCGCCCTGTTACAGGACCCGTCCCCGATGACTGACCAGATGAAAACAAGCCCTGCAAGACATACCCGGTATACCCCGCTGGGATCGTGTAGCTTGCGGTGATGCGGGAATTGTAGTCGAACTGAATGACCTCGTAGACCGTAGCAGGTACGCCCGCCGTAACGGTGCCCGTGCCGAAATAGATTGTACCGGCAGCGGAATTTCCGGAACCCGCCGTCAGCACATAGCAGTTGTTGATGTGGAGGTACGACTTCGTGGTCGTAACGGCCGTCTGACCGTTGAGAGTCACCGTCTCGGTAATTGTGTTGTGATTTGCATCAAGACCTTCGAGATAGACGGTGCGAGCGCCCGTCCCGTTGGCCGTGTCGTTGGCGTTTTCTGAGCTGACAGAAAGCTGAATCGCCGTGCTAGGGAAAGTTAAAATCCCGCCATGGGGCCAGACGGTTTCAACGGATGTATCAACGTCCGCGTTGTACCCAAAGACGACTATGGACCGGTGCCAAGAGATTTGCCCCCGAGCTACTTGTAGCTCGAAGGGCTCATTCTTGCCGGCCTTCGTTGTAGAAGACGGTGCCGCCATGGTTCATCACCCGTAAGACTTGAGGACCTCTATCACGACGGTATAGCGGTCGCCGCTTGCGGCGCCGACTGTCGTGAAGAGAAGATCCCCGGTCTTGCCTGTACCGGCATTGTTGGTGATTCCACCAAACCGGGAGAAGTCCAACGAGACGAAATCGGCTTCCCCGAATGTCATGGCCACAACGTCTGTCGTTGCATCCCACAACATGTTGAGGCCCATGCCCGCCGTGATGACATCGATCTTTTGGATCGACACGCCCGTGCAGGGTTCGCCCTGAAAGGAGTTGAGAGCGGACACGTCGATCTTCACGACGCCGCTTTCTCCCGTTCCATCGGAGATATTAGTGAACTTGAAGACGGCACGTTGAGTGCCGTCAAGCAAGGTTTGCGAGGTTACTGCGTCAGCCATCTCAGGCCTCCTGTTTTAGGAGCCGGATTACGAGGCCGAAATAGCAGCCAGCGTGTCGCAGCGGAGCCAGTTGGTGCCGTTCGAGAAAGCGACAACCGGGGAGCCCGCAGCGCCATTCGACACGTAGATCAGACGACGAGCGTTGGTGGAAGCCGCCGGAACACCCGAAACGGTGTACGTCGGGAGCACAACGCTGCCCGTGACGTTACCCGTGACAGCGCCTGTCACGTCGCCAACGAAGCCGTTGTCTGAAGTGACGGGGCCGGAGAAGCGAGTTGAAGCCATTAGAGTTTTCCTTTCAAGTCGGAGTATTTGAGAGCCAGCTTCCGAACGGAGCCAGTATCCATACCCAACCGCCGACCGCGTTCAGCGTAAGACAGGGTTGGATTATCTACTATGAACCGAACTTTTTCAACGAAGTTCTTGTCCGATAGAAGTCTTTGTCTGTGAGCATGACGCAGCTTCTCTCTGTAGCTTTCGTCCACAAGAAAAGGATTGCTCTTCTTTGTTTCGGAGATTTTGCTGCGTGTTTCCTGTGTGTGCGACCGACCGCGCATAGGGGCTTTGGCCGCGTTCGATATGTTAAAGACCACGGGCTCTTGGAACCAGGCTTCCTTGGAGAGGAATAGCTCCTCTACTTGATCCAGATCGTTTGGGTCTTCGCAAACAACCTCCAACTCCCAGAAGAAGGACTTCTCGCCGTAAAGACCAAAGGAGTTCTGTAGGTGGGGATTGGGGTGAATACCTGCACGAAGAAGTCGAAAATGTTCCGCTGCTCTTTTCCGAACACGCTTGGAGCCACCAACATAGCATTGGTTGGTTTCTTTATTTACGATCCGATAAATACCGGCTTGGTCTTGGGCATATGGCATGAGCTAGTTCCTCGGGACTAGTTATACCACAATCTAGACAAAAAGAAAGGCCCCGCCGAAGCGGGGCCCCCTTGGTTTGGCTTATTAGGCCGCGCCTTCCGAGCCGTAGATCGAACGGAAGTCCGACCAGCCGAACGAGTAACGCTCACGCGCCTTGTAGCGCACGTTGCCCGTTTCGAAGTCGCCTTCCATTGCCGTCTTGATCGGCGAACGGACGAAGTGCTTCATGCCGTTCGGAGCGTCGGTCTTGATGAACCAAGCGTCCGGATCGGTCAGGAAGTGGTTGACCACGTAACCTTGCGGCAACATGCCCATGTTCTTCATCGCGTTGATGTCGTTGTCGGCAGTACCGACGCGGAGATCCGACACGAGAATACGCTCAGCGGTGAACTGGAGCGCCGGGGGAACGATCAGCTTCATGCCGCGGAGGGCAATCTTCAGACCGCGTTCGTCAACGAACGCCGAAATGTCGATGAGCGCCTGCTCAAGCGACGTTTCGTTGAGGTCGGCCGGGGTGGCCGGTTCGTTCACGACGTTGCCGCCGCCAACCGTGGCGTGCGTGCCGCAAAGCTCAACGCCGTCACCGCCCTTGTAGGTGGAGTTGAAAGCGTTGTTGAGAATTGCAGCGGCCTTAACCTGCTTCGTGTTCGCCATGGAGCGAGCAAGAGCGCGGGTGTAGCGAGCCGAGAGACGGTCGTAGAGGTTGTCTTCGACAGCTTCTTCCGTGATGGCGAATGCGAGAGCAATCGTCTCATGGGTGTAGCGTGCCGTCCAAGCTTCGCCAGCCGTATCATAGGTGACGGCAGCGCCTTCACCTTTGGTCGGAGCCTGACCGAAACCCGAGAGCATGACTTCTTCTTCGAACGCGCGGTCCGAGCTCTCCGTATCGAAGATCTCAGCGTGCTCGTTGTCGTAGCGAGCATACTCAAGACCGAACAAGGCGTTAAGGCCTGGTTCCAGTTCTTTGAGGAGTT